GATTTTCTCCAAGAGTTAAGGGGAGCCCGCATTGGCAGACTCCCCAAATTAACTTTATTCAATTACTGTTGCTACATCTTTAACAATGTATGCTGAAAAAGCACCAGCTGTCAAAGGCTGACTACCAACTGTGTAGTAAGCGCGTAAGTAACGTAATGCTCCTTGAGCAAGTCTACCACTCTTTTCAATGCCACCAGCAGTGATGTTAGCTTCTGCAATCGCTCCTGAATCAAACAGAGTCGTTGTTGAAGCAAACGAAGATGTTGCTGAAGTCTGAATCAAGAAGTTCACTGTTGAAGCTGAAGAACCTGAACCAGCAGTTGTATCACATTTGAAGTAAGCAAATGCTCCTTCATACGAGTCACCAGCTGCCTTCGTGTCAATAGAGCTAGTAGAAGCCGCAGATACTGTTACATCCTGCGCTGCGCTCATCTTTAATAATGCATCTAAATTCATAATATACTCCTATTTAATTGATTTATTATTTAGCTAATCCTTAAGTTAGCGCAGTTTCTGTACTTAAGATTGAATCAATACGTCGACATGGTACGCCTTGAAAAGCTAATACACCATTTGGACGATCGATAGCTGTTCCTTTTACTTCCTTAATTGTCAAGAAAGCATTGGATTTATCATACATCTTAACAGCCAACATGCTCTTAACAGTTTGATTCATATAGAATACAGGACTCAAACCAGAATGAGGTGGCAACTTACCAAGCGCTCTAATCATCATCTTCTCAATGTTTGCAGAAGTATCTGACGCATCACTCGCTGTTTCCAAAGACGCTACATCAATATTAGCGATACGAACAACATACCGGTAATCCTGAACTGCTAAACCAACCTGCCACTGCATCCATGACTCATATGCTCTCATACGAGCACCAGTAGTAGCGTTAGTTGTTACTTCTTGAATCCCTAAATCTTGATAATCTAATCCAGCTTTCTGTCCTTTTGGATAGATACCAAAAACTTTATCAGCACCCCAACATACTAACCAAATTGAAGTGTTTCCTGAACCAGTACCACCAGCATTAATAACCTGATTAGCTACGGTACCAGCAGTTGTTCCTAATTCGAAATAACGTGTTGCTAAACCGTTAAACTGTTCTTCATCAGTAGAACTATCTCCATAAATCAATGTATCAGCAAGTGTGTCTGAGAATGCTTCAATCATTGGTTTATCCTGACTCATACGAAAAGCTTTTGTATTACCATTCAAACGTGCAACATTAATATCAATCTGGTTACGGTTTTCCATGATAGCACAAGCTTCTGTGTACTGGCCAGTTGTCGCTTTCTGAGGAACAATACCTTCATTCAACAAACGAAAGTAAGGTGTTGGCTTACTGGTTTGTTTAGTCATCTGGTGTCCAGTGGCTAAGTTACCCTCCATAAACGGGATGTCATCAAGAATATCGTTATATTCCTGAAGTAAATTTGCTACTTTATCAATCTGACCCTTCGGGTCTAAGATTCTCGCAACATCAAGTAATGTTGCTCTTGAGCTTCCTAATACCGCCATGATTATTCTCCTTATTTATCCATTGATGGGTAAAGTACATCTTCTGTTTTACCCTCTGTTGTTGATTTACCGTCAACGAAGCTATCTTCTGAAAAGTGTTTACCAATCTTTGCAAAAGCCTTCACAACTTCGATATGATCTCCTACTCCTGTTTCGTTAAATAACTCAACGAGTTCAGGACTTCCAAACTGCTTTAACGCATTACCAACAAACACTAAGTTTTGTTTAATATCATTACCTAATGCTTTCTGCGTGTCATTCTTCCACCCAGTTTTGATTTCTTGATATTTAGATATCATCTTATCGCCATGAGCTTTTGCTGCTTCTACAACATGCCCTAAATAAGTATTAGCTAATTCATCAACTTGTTCTTGTGTTGCACTCATACCTTTTAAAACAGGTAACATCTTCTCAAATAGACCGTAGTCTAATTCAACACCTTCACCTAATTCTGGCATTTTAATCTCTACTGAATCGTCTTCTACTTTATCATCAGCTACCTTCTTATCGGCATCTGTTTCCTCAGCATCAGCGTCAACATCAATTAAAGACTTCTCAATAACATCTGCATCTGTTTCTTTTGTGTCAACAACCTTGTCATCTACTACTTTGTCGTCAACAACTTCGTCTACTACTTTGTCATCTGGCATTTTAATCTCCTAGTTAGCTATCTCACCCATCCTAAAGGCTAAGTGGATCGCTTTGTTCTTCTTCTGTTTCTATTTCTATTTCTTCACGCTTCAACTCTGAAGCATGTTCTTCTTGCATTTGTCCGAATAATGTGGCTTTAGCTGAGAATATATCACTTAATATTGATAATCCAGCTGCTCTTCTTCCTTCTGCAAAACCTGTGTAAAACATTTCAGGGTTCATGTTAGGCTGAAAGATACTGTTCTCTTTCATAAATCGCCATAACAATCTACGACCCTCTGGGCTCTTAGCAACGAACCTAACGTCAGCTAAATCACGCGCTAGTTTATATTCAGATCGTTCTTCTTTAGTTTTAAGTGTTGTTTTAACTGCCACTTTGCTCCATTATCTTATCTAAAGCTGAACCTTTACCTAATTCTGCCTCTGATGAATCTTTAGCTGCCTTTGCCATACCAGGCATCGCCTCGGCTTGTGCTTGCTGTTGAGCTTGCTGTGCCATAGCTTCACGTTTCTTCTGTAAATCAACCTTGCTTAATAGTATCTTAGCCGGAGCACCTTCCATCTCGCTTGTTTCTCGCATAATTTGGTCAGCGTCAATGATGTCTGCTATTGAAGGAATGTAACCAACCATACGCTCTGCTATTCCAATAACCCTTTCAATCTTCGTAATGCCAACTGCTTGCTGTGCTTGAGCTAAGATAGATGTGTATTCAATCTTAATATCAACACCTTCAATCTCAGGTGGTGGTTGTGGTATCATTCCTCGCTCATTCATATCGTGATAAACAATCTCAAGTGTCGGAGTGTGCATTTCATAATCTAGCCTGTGAAGTGCTGGTCCTATCATCATCATTTTTTCTTGTTCAATGCTTGCGACTTCTGTAGCTGTCTTAGTATAATCTTGTCGATTTATCATCGCTAAGAATAAATTAACAAAGAAGAATTTATCTATCTCTTCCTTTTCTTCATTTAACAACTGAATAAATGAATCAAGATTAGGATTGATTTGATATGCTGGTCTTACACCTGAGTTTGGAGTTGCACCTGTTACCTTTGTTGTTCCACCTGGTAGCATATTAGCATGACCTTCAACACTAGCATCTTGTAATGTAGGTGGATTATGTAGTTTCTCTTGAGCCATTAACTTATCTTTAGCGGTCTTTTGCATTTCTTTTATTGACCCTAAAGAATGCCACGAAGGACCGTATCCTAAATCTGTGTCTGTTGTGACAACTTCCCATCGTGGTGCTACAATACGAAATACTCTATACCCTCTATTATCTAAAAATCCTTCTTCTTCACCTGTTCCACTTTCCCAATACAATGACTCAAACGCCATATCCTCGACTTTATCAGAACCTTCAACATAACCATTATTAGGTTGAACTAAATGATTTACTTTAATCATAATATCAAAGGTTTGATTATCATAATAGGCTTGTACTTTAGGCGAACACTTACCTTTACCAAACTGGTCAACTAATTGCCGTACTGACATTTCATATTGTCTTGCAAACGTATCAACCTTGCCTTTGTGATTAACGCCTATCATATACTCACCAGCTGTGAATGACCTTGCCCTCACAACGTCGTCAACGTCAGCTAATATAATATAACAACCAGTACCGAAAGTTCCGAGTTCCATATAGCATGAAAAGAAAACGTCATATAAATTACTTCTGTTTATAACCGTATACATCTGGTCTTTAACATCATCAAGCCATGCTCTTACACCAGGTATCTCAAGCATTCTATTATCATCAAGCGTTAGTCTGAACCACTGACTTGCTTTATTAGTCATTCCACTGTTAAGACCTGACGCAAAGATATTCACATCATGCGTTGCGTGTGAACGTATCAAAGATTTATGATCTATTAAAGAACCAACCTTTGAATAATCGTTATTGAACAACCCTCTAAACGGACTGATGTATTGCGCTAATACCTTATAAGCTGGAATAAACTTATTAAGCTTATCAAACAGCTTGCCACTACGTTTAATAGCTTTTCGTTTACTTTCCATTACTTCCTCCACTTGTTGTACCATACCAATTTGGATGCCACATCGGTGGAGTACATGGATATGTTGGCTCTGGAATGTTCTGAATAGGGTAAGGATATGGAATATAAACAGGTCTTTGTTCAAGCTGTTTAATTCTTTCTTCCAAATCTTTTATTTTATCTTTTTTAATCATTATGACCCCAATGTTGTTTTCTTATCATCAGATACGCCTTGAGCACCAGTCTTTAAGGTACTAGCAAACCCTGACCTATATTGATTAATTCTTTTCTTTCTTGCAGCCTCTACTGATGCTTGTGGTTCTTGTGCTGCTGATGTAATAGTTGGTCTTGGACTTGGTGTTGGTGCTGGTTTAATATCTGG